CAAGAAGGGCGTCCTCTACCAAGCCAGCCCAGTCGCTTGTAAAGCTCTCTGTCCTTCCAAGCGTCAGGGTTGGGGTAATGGCTGTCGGCTGTGGTGACCAGTCCAACGCCAAACTCTTTGGCAACTTGAATTACATACTGATTAAGTTCATGTTGCTCTTTAATGTCGTTCCATTGTATTTCGGCATACCAGCGATCACCGAAAATGTCAACCATACGTCGTGTGGACTCACGCATAGCCTCCAAGACGGCTTCATCGCCATCCTCTCGGTTCTCCCAGTAGTTGCCAGCGTATACCCCGCCAAGGCAAGCAGAAGAAGCAATAATGCCTTCGTTGTATTTTTTAAGGAGATCATAATCAATACGTGGGTATCGATAAAAATTCTCAGCCTTGTAAGACTCCGATACCAATTTAAATAGGTTGTTAAGACCTGTTTGGTTCTGAGCCAAGAGAACAAGATGTCGACGTCGCTTTAAGATGCCTTGCGTCTTTTTGCTGTCGCCCTCGTCTTCAACGGTAGCGCCAGACTGCTCATCTTTCTTGATCGAGCGAGCGCGCTTCTTATCTTCCATCGCTTTGTTATACGCGTCATGCCACTCAGCAATCGATGGTGTGAAATAAGCCTCACACCCAAAGATGGGCTTGAATTCTTTTCCAGCCTCCTGCATCTTCTTAGCATGCAGTACTTGGTATGCCAAGCCATTCATATTCCCATGATCGGTTAGCGCCAAGGCGTCACAACCATTTTCATATGCGAAATCCATATGATCTTGTGGATACCCAATGGCATCAAAAATAGAACCTGCCACGCTGTGTGCGTGCAAGCCAACAAACTTAATTTTAGAATCTTTTCGACTCATTTAATCTCCTAGTGTATATGGTATTTTAACGTGTAAATGCGGTCTTGTCAACTCTTTTAAGGGTCTTTTTATAGATTTATTAGATCCTAAAAACTCACAATAATTTTGCCAAACTGACAGATCAAAATACCAATCAACCTCAATTGTTTCTTTGTGTATCTGTAAAGGGTAAAAAACGTCGCTTAACTGGAAATAGCGGGCTGACCACCTGTCCTTGAACGGTAGTTTTTCTGTTGGCAATTCGTTTTCGTTTGTGGGGGGCAAGAATTCCCTTGTTGTTGTTTTGTTTACGTGTTTTCTGCATAATTTGAAGTCTTCTCCGAACATTGTAAATGAAAGTAATAAATTATCTTTAACAGTTTTACCATTCGATGATAAGAAAAAATTATTTTGTTTATCGTTGATAAGCTTTCTGTTGGTTCTTATTGTGTCTAAATTAAATAACCCCAGAGGGAAACAAACATAATATTTGGTTGGGTTAAGCCATTTTGATAATTTGTTGGAGACAGTCCAAGAGTTATAAATACCATTTATAATTGACCAACCATAAGAATCACGCCTATCGCGGTCTTTCGGATGAATCGGGACATAATAAATGGGTATCTCTTTCCTTTTCTCGCTATGAAATTTACTAAAATTTCTATTGTAGTAAACAGGATCGTAAACCCAGTCTCCAATACTTTTTCTTATTATTGGGGCCATATCGTCATTAGCTATAATCCATATTGTATTACAGCCCGCCATGGCGCACTCATATACTGATTTTTGTATTGCATTAAATCCATTGTCGATTGGTAGCAAAACTTCTGGAAGCAGATTTTCATGATCAGTGTTCATGTTAGCAATCGGAATTATGCCGGCAAGGTGAGTTCTCATAAGTTGTTTTATTTGTAAATTGACAAGAAATCATTTACGAGTTTCTGTTCACTAAATTCAACCTTTTTAATCTTACCTGTTTGATCCCAAATACTTTCGGTTGCTAGTTTTTTATGACGAGCGATATGAGATGTTTTAATAGCATATCGTTTATTCTGTCCGTTTAAGGGGCCCTTAATTCCATGATCTTTTAAAATTTTTTGAAATTTAAAGCGAGCCATTGTTTCTGAATACGTGGGGTTCCAAATTTGTTCCTCGGTTAAAGTTGAAACCAAACAAGCATCTTTAACGCCAGTATTCCCACAAATTCGTTCAGATGAATAGAACCATATCTGCTTAACAAAATCATCGCCTGTTGATATGAAGTCATATTTATGTTTTCCTCCTTTATGCATTGCAATGTAGTCATAGCAATTATATGTGTTATTGGTTGTTTTTCTATAATCAATTAAATTAAAAATATTGTTATCTCCAAAATAATAACAAGTATCAAAGCTGAATTCATAAATTTTTGAGTATTCATTAGTGCAAACAATTTTTTTGTCATCATACCTCATTTTGTGACATAAATTAGACAATGGCACGTGGCCCTTTTGTGACATTAAAAACAACAATCTTTCCCAAAATAAATATTTTTCAATACCAACATTTAAGATGCCATTATTTGTTATCAATTCTCTAACTTTATTGTAACCCATAAAATTTTGTAAATCAAGCTCTGGATTAAAATAATCGAATTTATTTGGCCGATCAGGTTGAGTAAAAAAAATAGGATACTCATTTAGAAAAGCAAAAAGAACAGATCGTAAATTACTGCCAACTACAACTTTATCATATTTGAAAATTAATTACTCCCATATATTTAAATTATTATAATATACATAATCCTTGTTGTCAATTATCTTTTCTCATACCATAAGAGCCGTAACCACCAAATTTCCAGTCTGGGTTCATTATGTGACCACTTTGAGGGTAATGCGCCCAACCTATGGCATGCCCAACTTCGTGTTCTAAAATTCTATTACGATTAGAGTTTTTTGAAGTTATAAAAATTTTTGCGCCGACAATCTCTTCCGTTATTCTGTGTGTCAAAAGTCTAGTTGACGCAAGATGCTTTTCATTAAATTGCTGATCTGGTAGCATTATTATAATTTCTCTTCTAAGGGGTGGCGGTACTAAGCAATTATACATGTTATTTTCATAGACAACAGAGCCAAAATTGTAACCCAAGCGTTCCCAAAAACTGATAGCGTTTTTTATGCGGCTTTCGCTAATCTTAACATCGGGACAAATTCTTATGTTAGGTGGAGTAACCCAGTCAGCTTTTTTATCAGGCTTAGAAAGCACAATTGCTGGATAAACATCTGAACAATACTTATAGTCATAATCGCTACTGCTAGGAGTTATTGACAAAATTAAAAATAAAAAAATTCCCACACTGTAAGTAGTGAGATTTTATTATTCGTTTTTTACTTCATCTAATAAAGTAACAATGTCCAAGCCCGCACAATCGATTTTTTTCTTTGAAACATGGTAGTGGCTAACAAAACCTTTAAAATTTCCATAAGCTACTTTTTGTTCGTATTTTGTTGATGTCTTATTAAATTGATTTTGTGGTGTTTCCATCGGTATACCGGCAGCATTAGCGCATGCTTTCCAGAGTTTTTTCAAAGCTTCTATTTGTGCTGGGTAAAAATCTGTAAACGGGTCTAATTTGTGTCCGTGTACCCATGCATCTTCAACCATTGGTCTTTCACCAAATCCATTTTTAATATACCAATTTTGGTATTTAGGATAATATGCATTAGCAATCTCAACACCTATTGAGGGTCTGTTTGTTCTCTCCGATCCGGCATGCCAAGCAGCATGCTGCAAATCCATTGTTTGGTAAATTGTCCCATCATTATCAATTAAAAAATGCACAGATATGCCGCGGCGATCTAAGACTCTTTGACACGATAATGAATTCAAACAAACGTCCCAGTGGTTAACAAAATAACGAATCTTTCTTTTCGGCTTACCGGAGTAGTCATAATAATTGCCTCTTTTAGCTTGCATCCCCCCTTTTTCAGACCATAATACAAACTTATCCCACTCGATAGGAAAAAAGTCTCCATTATAGACAATATAATTAGAAAAGCTACAATCGCGGGGCTTGTATTCGTCAATTTCTGACTGGCGTTCTGTCCAAAGCCTTCTAAAAGTTGTAGGTCCACAAAGGCCATCGGCGCCAAGATTGTTCTTTTTTTGCCATTTTTTGATCGCTCTGGCGAGTTTGTCGTCAAAATATTTTTCACCAAACCAAGAAGGCTCCCACCCTAATTTTTTGGCAGAAGCCTCGTTGTAGAAATTTTTATCCATATAAGGTACCCATTATTTTATTAAGTTATCCCAACAACATAGTTGTCTAAAATAACATTATAATTAGTTCCGCGTACGTTAATCTCTTCAATCATTGAATTGTCAACAATCAAATTGCAGTCATTTGGTATATCGAATCTAACATCATTTGCAGCTTTGAGAAATTTAACTGATACAAATCTTTCTTCTTTTGCTTTGTAGTCTTCTGGCAACACTATAAGTGATTGTGTTTCTGTTTCTTTTTTGACATCAATTAAAATATATCTATTAACAGGCTCAAACATTTTCTATCTCCCTTTGAATTAATTTTTGTTGAGTAAAATATTCTTCTTTACTTAAAAATATGTCTTCTCGTTTACCGCACTTGTTGCAGTATAAGGTTACATGAACATTCTCTCCTTGGGTAGAACGTACATTTCCAGCTAAAATAAAATAACACTCATTTTTGCTTGCAGTGCATCTTTTTTTAATTAAATGCGACTCCATTAAATGATTAAAATTCATTAATACTCCTATATTGCGCAGGTGTCGTTAGTGCAAAATTTACTACCTACGCCAGCCTCATCAGTATCAAATCTATGTATTGGTTTTACTTTTTTGCTCATTTTCTTATACACATCTTTTGTAATAGGCTCATAGGGGGCTTGTTTATACCCTGTATCTTGGTATTTTAAGAACGACACCGCTTTTAATCTTGACTCATACATTTCCAGTGCGCTTTTTAATTGATCAGCTTCTTCCTGTTTGAAAGTAACAGTGATAGATACTGAGTTGTCCGCCCAATAGTGCTGGTATTGTGCTGCAATTTCAAGTTGCTCCCACATTGAAACGTCGTGCTTTCCTCTGGAATAAAATGGTTCATGGACAGGAAACTCAACCACCGAGGTGTTTGGAGAATACGCATCATCTTCAATATTATACCCAGCTTTCTTTAAAACTTCAAGCATTTTGTTATCTTTTGAAAATCTAATACGGCGTATATAATATTCGTTTTCTGGAAAATGAATTCCGGGTGTCGATCCGTTAAGAAGAGAAACAGTACCGGAAGGCTTTATTGAGGTCATTCTAATAGACTTGGGAATGCACAGCCAATTAGAATACTCTAAATCTAATTGGGTAACAAAATCATATGCCTTGTCACACCACTCGTACATTTCTCGGCGTCCAAATTTGTTGAAGGCCTGAATTACTCCTGATTGAGAAAGTCCGATTCGACGGTTTTTAAGCATTTTTGCATTTGTTTCAGGCCAATGTGTATTAGAAAGTGTAATTGTTTTGCCGTATAAATAT